TTCCCTTATTCAAAAAGAAAAAGGACAATCTGTACAACTGCAGGTGTATCATCTGCGGAGATTCTTCAGCCAAAAAGAACAAAGCTCGCGGTTACTTTTATGCTGTTAAAAATGAAATGTTCTACAAGTGTCATAACTGCGGAGCATCTCAGCATTTTGGTACCTTCCTCAAAAATCTAAATGGTCAATTGTATAGCGAATATGTATTGGAACGTTATTCTGAAGGATTGCCTCAGAATAAACCGCATCAGAAGGCTGAGCATAATTTTAAAATGGAAGAACCTAAGTTTGATGCGCCAAAGACAAGAATATTGGATGACTTATTAAATCGCCTCGATACTCTGCCTTCGGATAACGAGGCAGTGGAATTTTGTGTAAAGAGAAAAATTCCAAAAGAGATGTTTAATAAATTATACTATATCGAAAACATAAAAGATATAGTGCAATTAAACAGTTCATACAAAGATCAGATAAAAACTATTGAACCTAGATTGGTCATACCATTTTTTGATTCCAAAGGACAATTGACAGGAGTTACCTGCAGGGCATTGCGAAATGAATCGCTTCGATATGTTACTATAAAAATAAAAGAAGATAATCTACTGATATTCAATTTAGATAATGTAGATATGAATAAAACCATTTATGTCACTGAAGGTCCGCTTGATAGTTTGTTCTTACCAAATGCAATCGCAGTATCTGGCACAACTTTCGGTAAGCTTGAATCGCTTGATATACCAAAAGATAAAATGGTTGTAATATTTGATAATCAACCTAGGAACAAGGAAGTATGTAAATTGCTTGACAAAGTGATTCAAAACAATTATAATGTTGTTATCTGGCCTCAGACTCTTGCGGCTAAAGATATAAATGATATTGTACTTGAAGGAAAGGATCCGTTGAAGATAATAGATAAAAGTATCTTCAGTGGTTTGGAAGCTAAAATCAAATTTACAGAATGGAAGAGGTGTTAAATGAATAAGCGCTGGACATTGCCCGTTAAGTATAACGAGGAAACAGATGAGCATTACATTGAATTCTCAGATGAGATACTTGAAGCATCTGGATTCAATATTGGGGATAAACTTAAATGGATCGATCAAAAAGATGGTTCGTATCTCATAGAGAAAGAAAAGAAAACACAATGGGTACTTGTTGAATGCGTGTCGCAATTCCGTGAGAGATACATGGTTGAAGTTCCGGTAGGTAAAACTGATTGGGCATTGGATACCGTCAGCATGGAAGAAGCAAAAGAGTTTTCTCAAAAGTTCCTAGGAGAAACTATTGTATCTCACAGAGTTGTAACGGAGGAAGAAGCTATTAGCATGTGCGATGTAGATAATCAATACTGCACAGAATGGGACAAGGATAAAAAGATAGATGCATTTTTTACCCAACAGAAAGAATGGGATAATGATCAAAAAAATATATCTTGATATGGATGGAGTGCTCTGCGATTTCATGGGGGCATATACTGCTTTCTGTAATGCCAATGAAGTACAGATAACAGGATTCCGAGATAAGAAGGATAAGTGGAAGTATTGGGTTCCTTTCATTGAAAGCAGGGGATTTGAACATTTAGGTCATTATCCGGGTAGTAAGAAATTACTTGAGTATCTCTATGAGAAAAGAGTGCCGGTTGAGATATTATCTTCAAGTGGGGGTGTAGCTAATCATGACGAGGTGATGGATCAAAAGGTATCATGGTTGACACGGGCAGGTATACCTTTCAAACCCAACATTGTTCCAGGTAGAAAACATAAAAAGAACTTCGCAACTCCGGAATCTTTACTCATTGATGATACTGACGATGTAGTTGAAGCATTCATTGAAGCCGGCGGACATGCCATATTGCATAAGACCGCAGAAGAAACAATTGAACAATTAGAACATAAACTTACTAGATGGGATGGTGTTATATGAAAGTAGATTTGATATGTTACTCGCAACCCGCAGAATATTTTGCAGAAAATATGACAGAACTGGTAGCATTCTGTGCTCGAGTATCCAATCCATCCAATCAGATGAATAAAGAAACTTCTGAGAAATTGATTAAGTATCTGATTAGAAATAAACATTGGTCCCCTTTAGAGATGGTGCATCTGACGCTTGGCATTGAGACCACTAGGGATATTGCCCGGCAGATGTTGCGCCATCGCTCTTTTTCTTTTCAGGAATTTTCGCAACGATATGCTGATCCCACAAAGGATCTTGATTTTGTAGTTCGGGAGGCCCGTTTTCAGGATACGAAAAATAGACAAAACAGTATCGAGATGGATATAAGTAATGATGAACATCGCCAGATAATGTATCAATGGGAAAATCTTCAAAAAGATCTGATTCAAAAGGCTAAGGATGTTTATTCCTGGGCAGTATCTAAGGGAATCGCAAAAGAGCAAGCAAGAGCAGTTTTACCTGAGGGTAATACTATTTCTAGACTATACATGGCCGGAACATTGAGATCATGGATTCATTATATCGAACTTCGTTCTGAAAATGGCACACAAAAAGAGCATATTGAGATAGCAAAAGCATGCGCTAAGGTAATTTCTGAGGTATTTCCCCTTGCCAAGGACATAAGTGAAATAAATAAAGGATAATCCTTTAGAAAACACTATGTTCCCAATCGGTACGATAATCAAACTTGTCCTTTACGTAGTTATAATCTCAGTCATCGCTGGAGGTTTATGGTACGTAACCAACCTCAAAGCAGATCTTGCGGTTTCTGAGATGAATAATCAGAAACTACTAGACGGTATCGAAGAACAGCAAAAATTGATTCAGGGTATGAAAGACGATATTGAGAATATTAAAAAGATCAATAATGAACTGAATCAACAGAGAGAAGATTTACAGAAAGATAAAGATGCTTTAACATCGAAGTTCTCGAAAAGAGATTTCGGTGCACTGGCATCTGAGAAACCCGAAGTTGTAGAAAGACTAATTAATCGTGGCACTACTAATGTTATGAGATGTATGGAACTTGCATCAGGTGCCCCATTAAACGAAAAAGAAAAATCAGCAAAGACTCCTACCGAGGCAAATCGTGAATGTCCGTCACTTATTAATCCTGCTTACAGTTCCCCTAATTAGTGGTTGCGGTATGCTCTCATTCTTCAGAGATGAGGTTAAACCAATAACTGTACAGAAACAAGCAGTTGAAAAAACACCTCTGAATATACCCGAACCAAAACCTTTAGCCAGTAAAGATATACATTGGGTGATAATTACTCCTGAGAACTCAGAAAAAGTTTGGAATAAATTAAAAGAAGAAAACGCCGATCTTGTTTTATTTGGTTTGACAGACGATAGCTATGAACAACTAGCAATTGTTATGGCGGAGATAAGAAATTTTATTGCGCAACAGAGAAGTATAATTTTAAAGTATAAAGAATATTATGAATCTAAACAAGAAAAAGAAAAATCTCGGGAGTAGTTAGAATGAACCATATAGATACAGTTGAACAGATGTTCCAAGATGCTAAAAATCTTTATGAGGATAAAGTGATAGACGGTAAAGAATTTGTAAACATTCTCAGGGGATTGGATGTGCAGAATGCAATAACGATGGGTATAGGTGACGAAGCTTTCAGTAAGAAAAAAGAATTGCAAGCGATTGTCGAAAAAACAATAACAGAAGTTTCACTTACAGCATAGAATCCGGAGTCTTTATGAAAAATACTGTTAATAGTATTGTAGTTGATTATTCTCGGGATTCCTTATTTGACGAATTAGGTATCAAAAGATTGAGAGAATCTTATATGAGAGAGGAAGAGCAGTCTCCTCAAGAAAGGTTTGCATATGTTTCTAAAGCGTTTGGATCCAACGATAAACACGCTCAAAGACTTTATGAATATAGTAGTAAGCATTGGTTATCTTACAGTACTCCTATTCTTTCATTTGGTCGTAGTAAGCGGGGTCTTCCTATATCATGTTTCCTGCCTTATCTGGATGATTCCGCAGAGGGTCTGGTCGACACGCTCGCGGAAGTAAATTGGTTATCAATGTTAGGAGGAGGGGTAGGAATTGGTATTGGAATTCGTTCAGCAGATGATAAGTCGGTTGGAGTCATGCCGCACCTTCGCACATATGACGCATCATCTCTCGCTTACCGACAAGGTAGGACTCGTCGCGGTAGTTATGCTGCATATCTTGATATTAGTCACCCAGATATACTTCTATTTTTAGAGATGAGAAAACCAACAGGTGATCCTAATATGAGGACACTCAATCTGCATCATGGTATTAATATTACCGATGATTTCATGCAGTTGATTGAGAAGTGTATGCTTGATCCAAATGCAGATGATACATGGGATTTGAAGGATCCCCATACTAAGGAAGTTAGAGATACTATATCTGCTAGAGAACTATGGCAACGAATACTTGAGATCCGTATGCAGACAGGTGAACCGTATCTGCATTTCATTGACACCAGTAATAGAATGATGCCGGAGTTTCAGAAGAAACTCGGTCTGAGTATCAAGCAATCTAATCTCTGCTCTGAGATCATTTTACCGACAGACAAAAAGAGAACAGCAGTCTGTTGCCTATCATCTTTGAATCTGGAGTATTTCGATGAATGGAAAGATAATAAACAGTTCCTCCGTGATGTGGCTGAGATGCTTGATAACGTGCTACAGTATTTTATTGATAATGCACCTAGTGCCATTTCCAGGGCTATTCATTCTGCTAGGTCTGAGCGTTCTATTGGTATTGGAGCCCTAGGCTTCCATGCTTATCTGCAGAAAAATAATATTGCCTTCGAATCGGCACTCGCAAAATCTGCGAACATGAGAATATTTAAACATATACGTAAAGGTCTAGATAATGCAAATATTGAACTTGGTTCTGAAAGAGGTGAAGCACCTGATACAGTGGGCACCGGTCGGCGCTTTTCTCACATGGTGGCTATTGCACCCAATGCCTCCAGCAGTATTATTATGGGCAATACCAGTCCTAGCATTGAACCATTTCGTGCAAACGCTTATAGACAAGATACCTTATCAGGGTCAAGTCTAAATAGAAATAAGTATCTGGATAAAATAATCAAGGAGAAATGCGATGGGGATTCAAAGCTCAGCTATAACGAGATATGGTCAAGTATCATTGCGAACGATGGATCCGTTCAACACCTTGAGTTCCTTGACGAGTGGACCAAGGATGTATTTAAAACGAGCATGGAGATTGACCAGCGATGGATCGTGGAGCACGCAGCTGACAGACAGAGTCACATTGACCAAGCGCAATCCGTTAACCTCTTCTTTCGACCAGATTCTAATGTAAAATATCTCCATGCTGTTCACTTCATGGCTTGGAAAATGGGTCTTAAGACACTTTATTATTGCCGTTCTGAAAAGATTGGTAAAGCGGATAAGGTTGCAAAGAAAATAGAAAGAGAAGTAATAAAAGAACTGGACCTCAAAGCGATAGCTGAGGGAGACACTTGTTTAGCTTGTGAGGGATAAATGGCAGCTACAAATTGTCTATCTTATTTTACGTCAGACGTTTTTTCTTATAATAATATAAATGGCATGGTCATACGTAGCAGTTTGGCTCTAAGAGTACCTTCTAGAATATTAAAAATAACAATAGTTGGAGGAGGCGGCGGCGCGGCAGGTTTCATAAGCGGCGGTGGCGGGGCAGGTGGAACAGCAATTCTATCGTTGTCAGATCTAGATATTGAAACAGATGTTATATACATTACCATAGGTGCGGGAGGTAGTACAGGTGGTACAACGTATGCCGAGGTACCGGGAAAAGTTGTGATGCGGGCAACAGGTGGAGGATATAGCGGAGGTTCAACTGCAGGCCAAGGTGGTATTGGCATTGGTTCAGGTTATGGAGCAGATTTTCAGCTTAATATACGAGGAGGACCCGGAGAATCTTATGGTCAAGAATTGTTTTCTTATAGCGGAGGAAACACTATATTTGGCGGCGGCGGAGATTATAGAAATCCATATGGTACCCATGGTGGGGGTGGCTTGTCTGGATATGGCGTTGGTTCATCGGGAATAGCAATACTAGAATGGTAAAAATACATGTCTAATTTTTGCTTAAATTCATGGAGAAGGACATCTATAGGAGGCGTAAGATTAAGACGTTTAATATCTTCGGGCGCCTTTACAATACAGACTCCTAATTTAAAGATTATTGTTGTCGGTGGAGGTGCCGGCGGTGGTTCTGGCTGGGAATATGGAGGAGGTGGCGCTGGAGGAGCAGCTATAAAATGGGTAACAGGGTTAACCGTTGGACACATATTAGAAGTTGTTATAGGATCCGGAGGAGCAGCATATGCTGCAGGAGGCACTACTCGAGTATACGCTAGATCGGGATCAGTTTTACCTGGGGGTGAGATATCTGCTACCGGCGGTCTTCCTCCTCCTAGTTGGATACATGGAGGTTCGCCTGGAATAGGTGTCAATGGGCATATAAATGTGCGAGGAGGTCCCGGGGAATCTTATGGTGCAACTGTAGAACATCCGGTTGGTGGTAGTAGTATACTAGGTGGAGGTGGCGTGCGAGGTGGAGTTACTCCAACAACAGGTGGGGGCGGAGGTGTAGATCAGGCCGGTGCCTCTGGATTAGTTCTTTTTCAATGGTAAGGAAATAAAATGTCGCTACCTATAATATGTATGAGCACTTTGCAAAATGTTTCCGCTCTAGGCGCTGCTAAGGGAAGAGCGTATACTTCTAGTGTCACAACAAACCTTTTTGCAATTGCCGGATATGCATTTGATTCATTCGGTAGGCCAATAATAAATAATTCCTTACCCAAGAAATTTAAAGTGACGGCTGTTGGTTCAGGTGCAGGTTCTGTTGTAGCAGTAGCGGGTGGAGGCGCCGGCGGTGCTGCAGTAACATGGATAACTCCCAGGGAATTCTTATCTTCATATACAAGAGAACTTGATTATATGAGTATATCGGTTACTATAACTATAGGTCCGGGAGGAACAGCATATAACAGGGGATCAAATACAAGTATTGTAGTTCAAAGCGCTGGTCTTAAATTAACTATGGTGGGTGAAGGAGGATATACTGGGGCTCTAAGGGGAGGAACAAGTCAAGCATGGTGGGGAGGTGCTGGAGGATATGCTACTATAACTAGAGAAACTATAGGAACCAGCATAAATTTAAGTACCATGAATGGATATAGTGCATCAACTCCATCTGATCCTTTTGCTAGTATTAATTTATACTTGAAGGGCGGTCCCGGTGAAGGTTATGGTAGATATCTCTATGGCCCCACTGGGGGGAATTCTATTTTTGGTGGTGGAGGATCAGGGCATTCCGGAGCAGAGGTAGGTATCGGTGCAGGAGCCGGCTCAAATGGAGAGTATGCCGGGGGACAAGGTATAGTAATTTTTGAATGGTAGAGGATAAAATGGAAAAAACATATCTAATGATAAATAAGTTAACTAATATTGTAGAAAACATTGTAATATGGACTGGGAATACAGACGAATGGAGTCCTCCCAGTATGTTTATAACAAGGCCTCAAGAAGAAGTTATGGCACAAGTATGGCAATGGAATGGAGAAAGTAAAGAATGGAATTCTGCAGATATACTTGGAATGGGTGGTATAGGTGATATCTGGAATGGTGAAAGATTAAATAGGAATAAACCTGAACCGATTTCACTGCCTAATATTTAAATAGGAAATCTATGAAAACCTTTTTTCAAATATTGTACGAAAATACTAAAGGTGGCTTACATATATTTGATATTGATGACACATTGATGCATACTACCGCAAAGATAAAAGTTAAGGACAAGGATGATAACGTTATTGCCCACTTAACTAATCAGGAATTTAACGATCATAAGTTAGATTCTGGTCACAGTTATGACTTCGGAGAATTCAGATCTTCTGATAAGATTAAAAATGATAGTACTCCTATGAGATCTGCTATATCAAAATTGAAAGCGATACATAATAATATTAAAA